GCGATGGAATTGAAAAAACTATTATTACACAGGCATCAACCCAAACTAGCGTTATATTTCAATTCGTTGGTATTGATCCAAATGCATCAGGAAGCGGGTTAGATCGTATCAGCAATTTGGATTTAGGTCAATCACACGGTGAAGCTAATCAGGCTAAAAATATCAAACTGTCAAACATGACTATCCAATATTTTTCCGCCCAATCGCAAATCGGTGATCAAGGGATGATACAGGCGGATGCAGTTACAGATAGTGAAATTACTAAGATGAAGTTTGCCGGATTCACTAAACCTACAAAAGATGCTCTTAATCCTACAAACCTTAGTGGCATTAATATTAGATCAATTGGTGGACTGCAAGGTACAACAACTGATAATTTAAAAATTACAGATTGTGAATTTGAAAATCTTTTAGTTGGTGTTAACAGTGATTACGATGCATCAAATATTAAAATCTTAAACAATAAGTTTTTATATATGACGCACGGAGTTCGATTTGGAGACAATTTAAATGGTTCTACTCCGCAGGCAATAGGTCCGCAACATGTACTAATTAAAAATAATATTTTTTCACATATTGCTTTTCAAGCCATTAGCGTAAGCAAGTATGATGCAAATGATTCTACTACACAATCATTTGTTGCTAGTGTTAACAATACTTTTGATGACTGCGGAAACAATTTAAGTGACAGTTTAGACTTTGATCAACACCACGAAGTTATATCGTTTGCTACAGGTGGCAACACTTCAGTTAACGATACATTCAGCCGAACTATTGCTAATAACACAGTAGTCAATGGACCTACAATATTATATCCAACTGTAACTGGATTAACGTATGTTCAAAATGAAGGCGCAAACGGTGCAAGCATTCCACAAGGCCCCATTGCTCAACCAATTTTGACTGTGGCCAAAAACACAGATCTATATCAAGTATTAAATATTTCTTACCTTGCATCTCAACCAGGGGTAACCAGAAGAGGCAATCTTAAAATTATTTGTAATGATACATGGCCTTTGGTAACTGAAGAATATTCATATCAAGGTACTAGTGATGGTAGCTTAACTTTTTCTGCCAGTTTAACAACTGCTACTAATGCACTTACAGTAAGTATTACTAGTCCAGCGGCATCCACCCTGGTAGCTTTTAACTATAACCAATTGTATTAATGAATGTTCAAAACTGAACCGGATCAACGATTAAGTCGTTGGTCCGAATTTAGAAAAACTCTAGATTCATCTAACGACCCATTAGACGATGTTGCCAAATTCTGGCAGTCTGCTCCACTAATCCCATACTATTCCAAAATAGATCCCTACTATACTAGGCAATGGCCGACTCCTTGGGAAATAATATATGAAAACCAATACGATGATTTTACACTAAGTCTTATGATTGGTTGGACATTATTGCTAACTGAAAAATTCAAAACAGCCAAAATAGAAATTAAAACACTAGTTGACGATACTGCTAAACGATTGTATAATGTAGTTTGCGTTAACGATCAGTGGGCATTAAATTTTATAGATGGCGAGACTGTACCTTTGGATAAAGTACCTAGTTTATACAGGCTTGAAAATCTAGTACCCTTGGAACGACCAAGGTAAATATCAGTTCCAGCAAAACGATTTAGAGTCAACACAAGTTGACGCAAACAATTATAATAACAGAATAAGGTTAACATGATCACGGTAGTTAAACGCAGTGGCGAGCGAGTACCACTAGACATTAGTAAGATACAGAGACAGGTAGCATACGGATGTAAGGGTATCGATGGAGTCAGTCCATCAATGATTGAGATTAAAGCTCAAATAGAATTACATGACGGTATGACAACCGAAACTATCGACGAATTACTTCTTAAGGCGATGGTTGACTTAATCGACGAAGAAGAAAATCCAGAAATTAACAATGTAAATTATCAATATGTAGCAGGTAGACAAAAAGTATCTATGCTACGTAAGAGCGTCTATGGGCATTACACTCCTCCGTCACTATACGACATAGTAGTAAAAAATATTGATGCCAATATGTACACTCCAGAGTTACTAGACTGGTACACAAAAGAAGAATGGGATATTATTGACCTATTCATTGATCATGCCAAAGATGAAGAATATACCTATGCGGCTATTGCTCAACTAGCAGAAAAGTATCTTGTACAAAATCGTGCAACTGGACAAATTTATGAAACACCGCAGGTACGTTATGCAATAGCGGCGGCAACAGCATTCCATAATGAACCTAAAGATAAAAGGTTAAAATATGTTAAGGAATATTATGAATGTGCAAGTGACGGGCACTTCACTCTTGCCACACCTGTCTTGGCTGGCCTTGGAACTCCTACTAAGCAGTTTAGTAGTTGCGTTCTTATTAGTAGTGACGACACGCTGGATTCGATCTTTGCGGCAGGGGAGATGATGGCCAAGTATGCTAGCAAACGTGCTGGCATAGGATTAGAGATTGGCCGTATAAGACCTTTAGGCGCCCCTATTCGAAATGGTGAAATTAAACACACAGGTCTGTTACCTTTCTTAAAGAAATGGTTTGCTGACTTACGTTCATGTTCGCAGGGCGGCATTCGTAATGCATCATGCACAGTTACTATCCCAGTCTGGCATGCACAGTTTGAAGACTTTATTGTATTAAAGAACAATCAAGGGACTGACGAAACTCGTGTACGTCAAATGGATTACTCTGTAGTTGTTAATAAGATGTTTTGGAACCGCTATCGCAATAACGAAACCATGACACTATTTGATCCTAGCGAAGTTCCAGACTTGTATGAAGCATACTATCGTGACTCAAAAGAATTTGAAACTCTGTATCTAAAGTATGAACAAGATAAGACAAAGAAAAAGAAAGTTGTATCAGCAGATGAGATATTCAAGAATGGTATCCTTAAAGAACGCACTGACACGGGTAGGATTTACCTCGTTAACATTGACAACGTTATTAACCAAGGACCGTTTGATACCCGCCTTGATCCAATATATCAAAGCAACCTCTGCCAAGAAATCCTATTGCCAACGAAGCCATTCCAGAGAATTGAAGACCCTGAAGGCAGGATTGCTCTTTGCACTCTTGGCTCAATAAATTGGGGTGCATTTAATAACCCGCAACAAATGCGTAAGGCGTGCCGTGTACTTGTACGCAGTCTAAGCAATTTGTTAAACTATCAAGATTTTTTATCTATCCAAAGTAAACTTGCTAACACAGATTTTGAACCGTTAGGTGTTGGTGTTACTAACTTAGCCTACTGGCATGCTCGTAAGAGCTTTAAGTATGGTGAAGCAGATGCACTAGCCGAAGTTAAAAAATGGATGGAACACCAAGCGTATTTCTTAACTGAAATGAGTGTCGAGCTTGCCCAAGAACGTGGGCCATGCGGACGTAGTCAGTACACTTATTACGGTCAAGGAGTATTTCCTTGGGAACGCCGGGCTCAGGGCGTAAATGAACTGACCGACTTTACTCCTAGTGAAAATTTGGACTGGGAAGGACTTAGAGGACGTATTAAACAGTACGGCATCCGTAATGCTACATTAATGGCTGTTGCTCCTGTTGAATCTAGTTCTGTCGTACTTAATAGTACCAATGGTATTGAAATGCCAATGGAACTTATTAGTGTAAAAGAATCTAAGGCAGGTTCTTTTGTACAGGTTGTACCAGAATATCGTCGACTAAAGAATCGTTATCAACTAATGTGGGATCAACAAAACTGCGAAGCATACTTAAAAACTTCTGCTGTGTTGGCCGCATATATTGATCAAAGCCTTTCTACTAATACCTTTTACAATCCCGCATACTTCTCAGGTGGTAAAGTTCCCGGCACATTGATTGCCAAGAACCTAATGCTGGCTTATAAATGGGGCATCAAAACTATCTACTATAGTTTGATTAACAAAGTGGGAGCCAAGGTTAGCGTAACTGGAACACAGCACGTTAACGGAGACGTAACCACAAACATTGTCCCAGGTGAGCCAATTACACTATATACTAATGATGAAGACTGCGAGGCTTGTAAATTATGAGTAAACAACAATACGATATATCAAAACAAACTAACTACCTAAAACGTAAAATGTTTTTGGACCCAGCTGGTCCAGTTACAGTACAACGATTTGAGGAAGTTAAGTATCCTAAGATTGCAAGGTTTGAAGAACTAGCTCGCGGATTCTTTTGGGTACCTGAGGAAATTAGTCTTACCAAAGACAAAATGGATCACAAGGAAGCAAGTGATGCTGTTAAACATATCTTTACTAGCAATCTGTTGCGCCAGACTGCTTTGGATTCCATTCAGGGTCGTGCGCCTAACCAAGTATTCAGCCCAGTCATCTCAATCCCAGAACTTGAAGCACTTGTAAGCAATTGGAGTTTCTTTGAAACTAACATCCACAGTAAATCATACAGTCATATTATTCGTAACGTATATGGCGTACCTAAGGAAGAGTTTAACAAGATTCACGATACTAAAGAAATCGTAGAGATGGCCGCTAACATTGGCAAGTACTACGAAGACCTACATCAACTAAACTGCAAAAAAGAATGTGGTATTGAAATTGATCTACACGATCACAAGAAAGCAATTTGGCTAGCACTTAATGCCAGCTATGCTTTAGAAGCACTACGTTTCATGGTATCATTTGCTACTTCATTAGCAATGGTTGAGAACAAGATTTACATCGGTAATGGTAACATTATCAGTTTGATCTTACAAGATGAAATTCTACACGCAGACTGGACAGCTTGGTTAATTAACAATGTTAAAAAAGATGATCCTGACTTTGTTAAATTAGAAACTGAGTGTGCAGACGAAGTATATCAAATGTACTTGGATGTTATTCGTGAAGAAAAAGAATGGGCAGACTATTTGTTTAGCAAAGGCCCGGTTATTGGTCTTAATGCTACAATTTTAAGAGACTTTGTTGACTACACAGCATTTAATCGTTTAAAAGAAATCGGCATTAAGTATGCAGACGAGCATCCAAGGTCTAGTCCTATTCCGTGGTTTAATAAGCACGTGAACATCAATAAGAAACAAACAGCACTACAAGAAAATGAATCAACTAACTATGTTATCGGTGTTATGAGTGACAATGTTAGTTACGATGAATTGCCAGAACTATAAGAAGTAAAAGTATGAAAGCAATCGTATGGAGTAAAAACGGATGCCCATATTGTGATCAAGCAAAGGGCTTGCTCAAAATGAAGGGTATTGAATTTGAAGAACGCAATATAAACAAAGACTGGACAAAAGATCAATTGTTAGAGGCGGTTCCTACAGCCAGAACGCTACCGCAAATATTTTTAGGTGACCAACATGTCGGTGGATTTACAGAACTCAAACAGCACTTTAATTCTCAATGATCCTGCAGACGTCGATACTATAACTATCGGCGGCAGTGGTGCAAGCGGAACATCATATAGTGTTTCAGCAACATCCTACTATACAACTGCTTCAATGAACTATGGCAACATAACTATTAGCAACGGTGGTTCAAGCTGGGGTAGTGGATACTTAACAACTAGTGCTGGCACAAATACTCCTAGTCTAAAAGTTACAGGTGATGCAGAATTTGAAGAAGATATTAAAATCAAAGGAGTTAGTATTTTACAAACTCTAGAAGGTATTAATAAACGTCTTGCTATTTTACAACCAAATCCTGAGAAATTAGAAAAATTTGAAGCACTACGTAAAGCCTATGAGCATTACAAATTATTAGAGGCCTTGTGTCATGATGAACCAGCAAAAAATGACTGATGCTAATACACAAAAAATGCAAAAGCTCGAAAAGCAATTAACAATGTTAGAGAATGTTGTTAAAATGCTCGGTGCTAAAATTGCATATCTTGAAAGAGAAAACAGTCGCCGTAAAAGCGAAGTAAACCAAATTACCAATGCACTTAGAAAGTAGAAAAAATGAATGTTCGATTACTCAATTACAGTCAGCCCACACAGGAATTTGCAGATCTTGGCATCAAAGATGCACAGGAACTCATTGCGTATTGCGCCCGTGTCAGCAATCCCTCCAATCAGCTCAACACAGACACATCAGAAAAACTCATCCGATACTTGGTCAAACACCAACACTGGAGCCCACTCGAAATGGTCTCCGCCTGTTGCGAAATTACCACCACCAGAGATATTGCACGACAGATCCTCAGACATCGTAGCTTCAGCTTTCAAGAATTCAGTCAGCGATATGCTGACCCTACTAAAGACTTGTCGTTTGTACTGCGAGAAGCACGACTCCAAGATACCAAAAACAGACAAAACAGTATCCCAGTCGATGATCAACTGTTACAAAACGAATGGGAACGTGCTCAAAAAAGAGTTATATATGCCGCACAAAGAGAATACGAGTGGGCTATCGCTAATGGCATAGCTAAGGAACAAGCTCGTGCCGTGCTACCAGAAGGGCTTATTGAAAGTCGTTTGTATATGAATGGCACACTACGTAGCTGGATTCATTTTATTGAATTGCGTAGTGCTAATGGAACACAGAAAGAGCATCAAGAAGTTGCGTTTGCATGTGCTAAAGTTATTGCAGAAATATTTCCAATGGCGGGCGAGTATGTCAAACCTATTGAAGGGGCGTAATAGCTACGACAGTACTAGTACAGGAGAACTGATTCCGTTTTTGAATCGGAACGTTACTCCTTATTCTACAGAAGCTGGCGGTCCAAAATTTGATCTAATACCTGTTACTAAACAGAAAGATCTAATGATCAATCATGCTAGGATGTATGCCCAGCAGGAGCATGATCGCATTATGGAATTAGTTGCTGTGCTGGAAAAACAAGCACAGTCTATCAAACGTAGATTAGAAGTGACAGATGCTGTCCATGGGGCTGTTTATCAGTTTCAGGCAGTAATGGGAAATGCCTATTGGTTAGTATGGGACGAGCGAAAGCAACATACCTTGCTAACACAAAATGGGCCAAATGATTGGTCAAGTAGTGCTCCAGACGACTACGAATATATAACAAGAGTCAAATATATGGGCGACCATACTTGGCAAGAAATAAACGAAAAGGGTGATTATGTTAATTAATAAAGGTTTCTCCTCTGGAGATGTAGTTAGTATGAAGTTAGTAAACGGTGATGAAATCATTGCACGTTTTGAAGAAGAAACAACGGATACAATTAAAATTAATCGTCCGCTGGCCTTAACCATGGGCGCACAAGGATTAGGAATGATTCCTTGGTTGTTTTTAGGTGATACAGAAACATTTACACTAAAGCGTGAACATGTGTTTGTTATGGTTGCTAGTAAGAAAGATGCCGCTGATCAATACATGC